ACAGGAGGCGAAGTCGGCGGCCCTGCGTGCGGGATACGCGCAGGCCGCGATCGACGCGAGCAACCTCCTCGCGGAGATCGAGAAGTCCAACGCTGATGCGCTCTTCGCCGCCGAGCATCCGCGCATCGCAGAGGCCGCAGAGGCCGCCAAGCAGGCAGATAAGATCGAGGAGGAAAACCAGCAGCGCCGCGTCGAGCGGCAGCAGCGCATCAGTGCCTTCGAGGATGGCGAGCGAAAGAAGGCCACCGAGGAACTAAAAAAGCAGGCGGAAGAAGAGATAGCTGCCGCAAAGAAGGTGGCCGGCCAATTTACCGGCGCGATCACGGGGATGATCGACGGAACCAAGTCCTTCAAGCAGTCGATGAAGGAGATGGCCGACGCGGCAATCAAAGACGCGATCCGCATGACCACGGAGTTCATTGCTCAGCAGGTCCTCAAGGCGACGGGCTCTCTCGCGGCCCAGCAAGCCGGCGACGCTGCCGCGAAGGCGGCGAACGTTGCGTCGGTGACTTCGGACGCGGCGGTTGCCGGCGCTGGCGCAGCGGCCTCGATGGCGTCCATTCCATTCGTGGGCCCCGAGCTGGCGGCGGCTGCGATGGTGGCGACCTCCAGCTCGGTGCTTGGCGCAATGGGGCCGATGGCCAGCGCCGAGGGCGGCTTCGACATCGGCAATTTCAACCCGCTCACACAGCTGCACGCGCGCGAGATGGTTCTTCCTGCGCGCTACGCCGACATGATTCGCGGCATGGCCTCGAGCAAGTCGGGAGCGGGCGGCGGCGGCGACATCCATGTCCACAACATCGACGCCCGAGGGATGGAGCGCGTGCTCAAGAACAACACGGGCGCGTTGATCAAGACCGCGCAGCGCGCGCAGAGCAACCGGCGGACGCGATGAGCACGCTCCTCTGGCCCACGTTCCCCGGGCAGACGCTCAGCGTGAAGCGCACGCCGCTCTGGGCGACGGACGTGCAGGAGTCGCGCTCCGGCAAGGAGCAGCGCATCGCCTACTGGGCGACGCCTCGCTACCGCTGGGATCTCGAGCTCGAGTTCGCGCGCGCGGGCGGCAACACGATCACCGTCTACAACACCGGCGGCTCCGCGCAGTTCACGGGCAGCGAGGCAGCTGCGCTGGCGTGGTTCCAGGCCCAGATGCGCGGCAAGTGGGACTACTTCTACTTGAACGATCCGTTCGCCGTTCAGCCCGCCTATTACAACGGCGGCACTCCGGTTGTCGCGCCGACGCCGACCGCGACACCCACGACCGGCACCGGCAGCATTCCCGCCGGCACCTACTACTACTCGGTCACCAGCGTGACCGCGCTCGGCGAGTCGGTGCAGGCCGAGTGCACATGCACGCTCTCGGCGATCGGCGAGATCACCGTCAGCTGGTCGGCCGTCTCCGGCGCGCTCTCGTACAACGTCTACGGGCGCTCGACGACGCAGGGTAACGAGCTCTTCATCGCGAACACCGCGTCGACGAGCTACGTCGACAGCAGCACCACCATCACGCCCGCCGGGCCCATGCCGCAGCTGCGCGTGCGCTTCGACATGGACGATCTCGAGATGGAGCAGCTCGAGGACTACTCGCGCGTCTGGTCGACGAAGAGCATCACGATGATCTCGGTGCGGCGATGAAGATCGCCTCGTCGTCGCTGCTCTCGCTGCTCAACACCAACCTTGGCTCGGACGTCGAGCTGATGATGGCGCGGCTCTACACCCTCACGCTCGTCGGCGGCGGCGTCTTCCGTTGGACCGACTACGAGACGGACCTCACGCTCGCATTGCCGGTGCCGGTCAACGGTTCCTATACGGCCGGCGCAGGCACGCTCACCGCGGGGACATATTACTACCGGGTGACGGCGCTCTTCGGGCCCGCGAATGAGTCGCTGCCGTCGGCGCAGACGCCGGCGGTGATCGCGACGACGGAGGGCATCAACGTCAATTGGTCCGCCGTCAGCGGCGCCACCGGCTACCGCATCTACGGGCGCACGTCGGGCGCCGAGCTCTACTTGGGCGCGGTGGGCCCAGGCGTGCTCACCTGGCTCGACACAGGCGCGATCACGCCAAGCGGCGCGATGCCGAGCGCGGCGCCAACGTTCTCCTCGAGCGGCCCAGCGATCACGGTTGGCAAGTCGCGCCAGGTCAACGGCGTCGAGCTGTGCGATATGGAGCTCGGCCTCTACGGCGGCACCGCGCCCGGCGGGGGCGCCGGATACTCGCTTCCTGGCTACACCTCGCTGTCGCTGGCGGCACTGCAGGGTGCTTTCGACAACGCGACAATGCAGGTCGACAAGCTCTTCATGGCGTCGCCCGGCGACGTGAGCCAGCAGCCGCTCTGCTGGTTCGTCGGTCTCGTCTCGGAGGCGGCGCCGAAGAGCAGCGGCGTCGAGCTGACGTTGAAAGGCTCGACGGAGCTCCTCGCGAACCTCCAATGGCCGAAGCGCACCCTGATGCCGCAGTGCCCGTACTCGCTCTACGATGCGAACTGCACCGTGGTGAAGGCGCCGGTCACCGTCTCGGTCCAAAGCGGCGCAACGACCACGAGCGTCACCGTCAGCGGGCTCGCGCACGGCGCGTACACGCTCGGCACTATCAAGTTCGCAGACGGCGAGAGCCGCCAGATCATCGCGATGGCGAGCAGCGGCTCGAACGACGTGCTCACGCTGAACATGCCGCTCAATACCGTGCCCAGCGCCGGCACGAACAACGCGACCGTGCTGCTCGGTTGCAACAAGAGCACGACCACGCTGGGCACCGACTCGGGGAATTGCACAACGCTTGGCGGCCGCTTTGGCGGATTCCCGTTTGTCCCACGGCCGGAGTCGATCCGATGAGCGAGCAAGAGCAGCGCGCGGCGGTGGTCGCGGAGGCGCGGACCTGGTTGGGGACGCGATGGATCCACGAGGCACGCGTCAGGGGCGCGGGCGTTGACTGCGGGCAATTGCTGGCGGCGGTCTATGAGGCGTGCGGGATCATCGGGTCGGTCACGATCGAGAGCTATCCTCGCGCGTGGGCGCACCACCGAGGCGAGGAGAAGTTCCTCGGTTACGTCGAGCAGATGGCCGCGCGGGTGACCGACCGAGAGCCGCTGCCGGGCGACATCGTGCTGTTCCGGTACGGGCGCTCCCTCTCGCACGCCGGCATCGTCGTCGAGTGGCCGGTGATCGTGCACGCCTATGCTGACGTTGGCCAGGTCACTCTCGACAACGTCGATCACCGATTCGACCTGCGCGCTCGGTATGCCGGCGCGTGGGACCCGTGGGCTCGTCGGGGGGACAAATAATGGCCGGCGCAACGACGACGGGTGGTCATAGCATTGGCGGTCTGAACAACGATCAGCTGCCGCCGGTAGAAACAGCCTCATACGGAAAGTGCTTGCCCGTCGTTTACGGCACCAACCGGATCGCCGCGTCGATCATCTGCATGCCGCCCGAGCTGTGGATCAGCGGCGCGGGGAATGGTGGTGGCAAGGGCGGCGGCAGCGCTGGTAGCGGCTACTATCAGGGCGTCTGGATCGCCATCGCCGAGGGACTCAGCGGGTGCTCGACCGGTCGCATGTGGGTCGATAAGGACGTCTTCCCGACGACGACCACGAACATCGACGGCAACTCGAGCGACGGCTCGAAGCCGTTCGAGTTTCTGCCTGGCTCTCGTCCGCAGAGCCCGCCGGCGGACTGGACGAACACGGGCGGCGCGACATCGCCCATCAGCGTGACCATCACGGGCACGCCCACCACCACCACGGTCACGGTATCGGGACTCGCGCACAACACGACGGGCTATCTGTTCGGGACCATCTATTTCCAGGACGGCGAGAGCCGCGCGATCATGGGGATGGCCGCGAGCGGCGGCAATGACGTGCTCACATTCGCGGTCGCGCTCACCACGGCGCCCACGTCTGGCGCGCTCGCGGTTGTGGTCGCGTCGGTTCCGAGCAACATCCAGAACTATCGATGCGTCAACGCGGCCGTCCCCGCAGCTGGGCCGTTCACACTGAGCGTTACCGCGCCAGGAGGGAACGGCACAGATCAGTCGTGGACACAGGATGCGAACGTTGCCTCGCCGGTGCGCAGCATGATCGAGGCGACGGTATTCCCGAACGCGCCAAAATACCTCGTCTCCGGTCCCATCGCTGCCCTCTCTGGTGCGACGTGGGTTGGCTCGGTCAGCGGAACAGTGCTCACGGTCACTTCGGTTCTGCGCGGCACGATCGCTGTCGGGATGACGCTCTTTGATGAGGGCAACAACTTCACCGGCGGGAACACGCAGATCACTTCACTGGGGACCGGCACCGGCGGAACTGGCACCTACAACCTGAACCTCGGAGGAAGCGTCTCCAGCGAGACGATGAGCGGCGGCGCGGATTACAACGCGACAGCCGGCGTCTACACATTCAACGGAGCGACTTTCACTGGGACAATCAGCAACGGCAGCGGCGGCGCCGGCAACACGCTCACGGTCTCTTCGGTGTCGAGCGGCGTGCTCGCGGTCGGAATGCAGATCGTGAACCTCGGCGGGAGTGGTGTTCCTGCGAACACATGGATCAGCGCTCTCGGCACAGGAACGGGCGGCGCGGGCACCTATGCTCTCAGTACCTCCGCAAACGTTGCCAGCGTATTGATGGGCGCCGGCCAGTGCGGCGCGCCGGTCGCGATCTCGTATTACATCAGCACCGATATCGGGAAGTATTCACTCGGATATAGCGGCACGGCGGTGCTCGCGTCGAAGTCGCTCTCGCTGGGCACCTCGAATGCGATGAAGAACTTCTCCATCGAGTTCAATGGGCTGCTCACGAACGGCACCGCGGGAGATGTCAACCCCGCCCTGATCCTCGTCGACATGCTTACCAACACGCAGTACGGCATGGGCTTCCCCGCCTCTGCGGTGAACGCGCTCTATGGTCCCGATGGGACGACCGCGACGGGGCTGCAGACCTACTGCGCGCAGGCGGGCATTCTGTTGTCGCCGATCTTCGACGAGCAGAAGAGCGCTCTGGAGCACATCGACTGGATCCTCGACGCCTGCAACGCCGAATGCATCTGGTCTCAGGGGCGCCTGAATATCTATCCCGTCGGCGACGCGAATATCGGTAGCTATACGGCATATACCGTTGCGCAATACTCGCTCAACGAAGACAACATGTTGGCGAGCGACGGCAAAGACATGATCGAGTTCACTCGCATCAGCGCGCAGGAGACATACAACTGCTGCCCGATCGAGTTCGTTGACTCCCAGACGCCGGACCAGAACTCGCAATATCAGATCAGCACCGTGCAGGACTTCGAGCAGCCTGACGTCGATGCCTCGGGCGGCATCGTGCGCAAGAAGGGCGCGAAGTCGCTCAAGTGCATCACGAAGCAGGCGATCGCCCAAGTGCTATCTCGGATGATGGCGCAGCGGAGCGTCTACGTCCGCAACAGCTACAAGTTCAAGCTGCCGCAGCAGTTCTGCCTGCTCGAGCCGTTCGACCTGCTGCAGATCAGCGACTCCACCGTCGGGTTGGTCAACCAGGTCGTGCGCATCCTCTCGATCGAGGAAGACGAGCACGGCGAGTTCGATGTCGACGCGGAGGACGCAGCGATCGGGCGCGCGTCCTCGGTCGCCTACGGCACCGGCTCCGCACAGGGCGGTGGCCACGTCGTCAACACAGTGCCGTTTCCTCCGAGCACGCCGATCTTCTATATGCCTCCGCTGCCCGCAACGGGCGCGGGCAGGCCGCCTGGCGGGTTCGGCGTCGGCGGCTGGACTGGACCCTATCCGGTCCACAACTCGAAGCCGGTTGGGCCCCAGGCGATCACGCCCGAGATCTGGGTGTCCGTCGCTAGCAACGGAAAAGACTGGGGCGGGGCTCAGGTTTATATGAGCTTCGACGGCACCAATTACACATATCAGGGAGATATCGGCGCCGCGACGACGGGCGTGATCGCCAGCTCGGGATTCCCTGCCGGCTCTCCGCTCGACACCACGAACTCACTGATTGTCAGCGTCGCATCCTCGAACGGAACGATCTCCCCTGTGCAGGCAGCCGACCGAGATGCGTTCTCCTCGATGGCGCTCGTGGATACGGGCGCCGCAGCCGAGTTGATCGCCTATCAGGGATCCACCCTGTCCGGGACCAATCAATACACTCTGACCAATCACCGACGTGGACTCTACGGGACGCCG